CGAGGCAAGGCAAGGCAAGGACGCCAGGACCAGGTAGACCGAACAAGCACACAAGCACGGAGGAAACGACATGAGCACCGCGAAAGTACCGGCGGCGAGCCTGCTGTTGGACGAGAACCTGTACCCACGCCACAAGGTCGACGCGACCCATGTGGCGCACATCAGATCCGCTTTGCGGGCTGGCGAAGACCTGCCGCCCGTCGTGGCCGACCGCAAAAGCAAGAAAGTCACCGACGGGTTTCACCGCATCACGGGCCACCTCAAGGAGTTCGGCGACGACGCCGAGATCAAGGTCGAATGGCGCGAATACGACGGCGAGGCCGAGATGCTGCTCGACGCGATCCACATGAACAGCGGACACGGGCACAACCTCTCCCGCTATGACCGCGTGAGGTGCATCCAGCTCGCCGAAGAGTACCGCATCACCCCCGAACAGGTCGCCGCCGCGCTGCGATCGAGACCAGACGAAGTGCAGAAGCTGCGCGCCACCCGAACAGCGAAAGACAAGCACGGCATGGTCCCGATCAAGCAAGGGCTCGGGCACCTGGCGGGCAGGCGCATCACGAAGCGGCAAGCCGCCGGAATCGGCAGCTTCGGCGGCAAGCACCAAATGTGGTTCGTCAATCAGCTCATCCATCTCATCGAGCACGACCTGCTCGACACCGAGAACGAGGGGCTCATGGAACGTCTCGCCCAGCTAGCGGGTCTGCTAGAGACCATCGACGTGATGACGGCGGCCTGAAGGCCGCACACGTGGCGGGGCTGGGCAAGGACGCCGGGGCTGGGCCAGGCTCGGCTCGGCCTGGTGCGGCAAGGCGCGGCAAGGCGAGGCAAGGACGCCGAGGCCGGGCTTGGTTGGGCAAGGCGAGGCCTGGCCAGGCGAGGCAAGGCAAGGCAAGGACGCCAGGGCAAAGGTTGAACTAAGACAGGGCAAGGGGTACGTTGAACACGTAGCACCACAATCCACGATAGGACCCGACTGGGCTCCTCTGACCGCACGCGGCGGCCGGAAGGAGCCCTTGTCTTTAGGAGCCACGGTTGCCCGCACGAGCACTCCGACCCTGCGCCACACCCGGATGTCCCGAGCTCGTCCGCTCAGGATCCCGCTGTGCTCAGCACATGAGGGATCGGGAAGCCGGGCGCAGGGCACGCCGTGGGAAGCAACCCTACAAGCTCGCCGCGTGGCACCGCCTGCGCAGAAAGAAGCTTGCGGCCGACGCCGCCTGCGAGCGGCAGACTCACTGCCGGGGCGCGAGAGCGACCGAGGTCCATCACCGCAACGGTGATAAGTGGGATTGGGCGTGGAGCAACCTAGAGTCCACCTGCAAGCCGTGCCACTCGGCTCATACGGCGCGAGAACAGAGCTTCGGACGGGGCGACACGCGGGATACCGACCCCAAGCCACCGCCTACCCCCTGGACTTACGCATGACGTGCGCCGCGAAGGGCAACGGCTCCGTGGGGAGCCAACTCCTGCTAGTGGGTTGACGATGAGAAAAAACGCGTTTCTTCATGCCGGCACCCCCTGTGGGACCGCTTTCCCAGCACATTTTCACGCCTACGGTTTTGGGGGATCGCTCTGATGGCGGGTCGCGGACCTGCGCCGAAGGACCCGAAGCTTCGGCAGCGGACGAACCGCGTGTCGACGTCCGCGCAGCTTCCGAGCGAAGCGGACGCTTCGGACTTCGTGGTGCCTGATCTGTATGGCCGGGATGATGGGGTGGCGTGGCATCCGCACGTCATCGAGTGGTGGGAGTCGGTTTGGCGTTCGCCGATGGCGCGCGAGTTTCTCGACGCGGACATGAGAGGCGGGCTGTATCTGCTGGCCGAGCTCCATCAACTCCGCTGGACAGCGACGAGCAAGACGGCGTTGCTCGATGCGGCCAAGGAGATCCGACTGCAAGAGGTGCGGTTCGGGATGTCGCCGATCGATCGACGCCGGCTACAGTGGGAGGTAGCACGCGGTGAAGATGCGGAGCGCCGTCGCTCGAAGCCGAAGCGGGCGAAGGGCAAGAAGGGCAGCGATCCTCGTGACGTGCTAAGGCTCGCGTGAGCGTGCTCATGATCCCGGCGCTCGGCCGGGCGCCGTGGCCTACGCTTGGCCCCCAAGTCTGCGACTTTATCGAGGAGAACCTCGTGCATGGGCCGGGCGACCTGCGCGGCGAGCCGGCGCGACTCGACGACGAGAAGCGCGCGCTGATCTGCCGGTTCTACGAGGTCTATCCGATGAGCCACGAGCACGCCGGAAGGCGACGGTTCCGCCGCGTGGGGCTCTCGCTGAGGAAGGGCGTCGCGAAGACTGAGTTGGCGGCGTGGATCGCGGCGTGCGAGTTGCACCCCGACGCCCCGGTGCGCTGCGTCGGGTGGGACGGTGGGGATCCGATCGGCGGCGGTGTGACCGATCCGTACATCCCGCTGATTGCCTACACCGAGGAGCAATCCGAAGAACTTGCGTACGGCGCGCTCCTCTGCGTGCTCCAGGAGGGTCCGCTCGCCCGTGACTTCGATCTCGGACTGACCCGCATCATGCGGCGAGACGGGTCGGGCCGAGCGGTGTCTCTGGCGGGCGCACCGGGTCCGCGCGACGGAGCCAGAACGACGTTTCAGGTCTTTGACGAGACGCACCGCATGACGCTCCCGCGCCAGAAAGAGGCGCACCGCACGATGCTCGCGAACCTGCCGAAACGGAAGATGGCGGACCCGTGGGCGCTTGAGGTCACGACGGCGTACTCGCCGGGCGAGGGCTCGATCGCCGAGGACACGATGGACTACGCGCGAGCGGTCAAGGACGGATCGATCGCCGACTCAAAGCTCTTTTTCTTCCACCGCCAGGCAAGCGACTCCCACGATCTCTCGACAGCCGAAGGCCGACGCGCCGCGGTCATCGAGGCGTCGGGTCCGGCCGCTGAGTGGTCGGACGTGGACGGCATCGTCGCTCAGTGGCAGGACCCGCGTGCGGATCAAGCGTTCCTAGAGCGTGTGTGGACAAACCGCCCGACGCAGGCGTCCGAGCAGGCGTTCGACGTAGCGCGCTGGGCCGAGCTCGTGCGCGAGGATTACCGGGTCGCGCCCCGTTCGATGGTCACGCTTGGTTTCGACGGCGCGCGGTTCCGCGACTCGACGGCGCTCGTCGGCTGTGAGGTTGAAACCGGTCACATCTTCATGCTCGGACTTTGGGAGCGACCCCTGCACGCGAAGGAGTGGGATGTGCCGGCAGCCGAGGTAGTCGAAGCGATCGAGGACGCGTTTGCCACATGGGACGTCTGGCGGCTCTACGCGGATCCTCCGTATTGGGAGAGCCAGGTCGACGAGTGGGCGGGCACGTACGGCGAGAAGGTCGTCGCGTGGTGGACGAACCGGCGCAAGCAGATGGGATATGCGCTACGGGCCTTCCACGGCGCAATCGAGGCGGGCACGCTGACACACGACGGCTCGTCCGACCTCGAACGTCATCTCGGCAACGCAAAGCGCCGCGAACTCAAGATCCGCGACGACGAGGACAAACCGCTATGGGTAATCCAGAAAGAGCGACCCAACTCGACACACAAGATTGACGCAGCGATGGGTGCAGTGCTGGCCTGGGAGGCGCGTGGCGACGCGGTAGCAGCCGGGGTGCTCGGTAAGCAGAAACTCGCGTGGTTGCTGTGAAGATCCGCGCGTTCCTGCCCGATCGAATTGACGTGCACATGTACGGCGGTGCGGTGCTCGTGGCGACGGGCGTCGGCATGTATTCGGGACCGGCGGGGGTCATCGCGTTCGGGCTTGCACTCATCACGTTCGTCTACTGGAGGCCGGAATGATCGACACCGCCGCGCCGAATGGCAGGACCGTGGTCTATGTCCACGTGTGCGACCGATGAGTTGGCGCCCGACGAGTACGAAGGACTTCAACGTCGTGACCGACGACAATTTCATCCCGGCTGATGCTGGACTGCATCGCGGGCTGAGCCGCACGTCGTTTCCGTTCGGCGCGAGCGTACAGGCCGGGCTTGAATCGAACGTCGTGATGGCGCCGATCCACTGGATCACGCGCAATTTCACCGAAGCGAAGGCGATCGTGCAGCGCAAAGTCAACCGCGTCTGGCGCGAGCAGGAGGGGCACAAGCTCGGCAAGCTGCTCACGAAGCCGAACGCTTTTTATTCGGGCAACATGCTCTGGAAGGCGACGTTGGTGAGCGCGCTGCTCGACGGTAACGGCTACTGGCGCAAGCTGCGTAACCGCTTCGGCGAAGTCATCGAGCTGTGGTACCTGCCCCATTTTACGATCGAACCGAACTGGCCTAGAGACGGTAGCGTGTACATCTCGCATTACGACTATCGTCCGCAGGGTCGTGGCAGGCTGATCCAGCTCGACCCGCGTGATGTGGTGCATCTACGCTATGGCGGGCTCGACCCGGACAACACGCGCAAGGGACTGTCGCCTGTCCGTCCGATCCTGCGTGAGGTTTTCACGGATGAGGAAGCGGCGAACTTCGCGGCCTCAATCTTACGCAACATGGGCGTACCCGGTGGCGTGATGGCACCGAAAGACGTGGGGTCCGCTCAAGCGCTTGGCTCGGAAGAAGTGCTCAAGATGAAAGAGTATGTGAAGAACAACTTCCGCGGCGACCAGCGGGGCGATTGGTTCGTCTCTGGTGTGCCGATGCAGATCGAACAGTTCGGGTTCGATCCGAACCAGCTCATGCTCGGCAGCCTGCGCGACATCGCCGAGGAGCGGGTCTGTGCGATGCTGGGTATCCCACCGTCGATTGTCGGGTTCGGTGCAGGGCTACAACAGACCAAGGTCGGGGCCACCCAACGTGAGAACCGGCAATCGGCGTGGCACAACTGCATCATCCCGCTACACAACGACTTCGGCGAACAAGTGAGTTGTTCGCTCATTCCGGATTTCGTGTCGCGCACGGACAGCCACCGTGTGTGGTTCGATCGGTCAGGGGTGAGCGCGTTCGAGGAGGACAAGACCGAGACGGCTCGCCGGGCCGGCATCCTGGTCGAAAAGGGCGTGATCACGGTAGCCGACGCACAACAGATGACCGGCATTGAGGTCGACGAGCGCATGCGCTTCTACCTGCTCCCGTCCAACGCCGTCCCGTTCGATGGCGAACGACAGGTAGCGGCGCCCGACGGTGAAGGCGATGAAGAGGACGAGGAGGTCCCGGCGGCGGTCGCCGCGCGGATGAACGGCTCCGGCAGCGAGGAGGGCTAGCAACTATGGGTGACATGGAAACCAAGTCGTTCGGCTCGTTAGAGATCAAGGACGAAGAGCGCGGCGAAGTCGAAGCGATCGTCGCCACGTTAGAGGTTGTCGATCGCGACGGCGACGTGATCCTGCCGGGCGCTATCCCGAGGGGCGGCGCGAAGGTGAAGCTCAGCGGTTACGGGCACGACGTCATCCTACAGGACGCGCCACCCGTGGGTATCGGCACGATCCGGGAAGAGGGCGGCAAGGCTCTGTTCGATGGCCGGTTCTTCATGTCGACGTCACGCGGCCGCGAGGCGTTTGCGGTCGTGAAGGAGCTCGGGACGGACGGTGAATGGAGCTTCGGGTTCCCGAACGCGAGCGTGACGACGTCGAAAATGACGGACGAGTGGAAGGAAAAGGGCGCGCGGAGGCTCATCGCGTCGATGGCGCCCGTCGAGGCGTCTCCTGTCTTCCGTGGCGCCGGGCTCGGCACGATGACGATGCACACGAAAGTGCTCAAGGCGAGCGACGCGTCGTTGACCGACCGCGTCGCTGCGGTCAACGACGCGCTGCGCGAGCGCAACCGTGGCCTCGGTGACGATGCCGAGTTCGAGGAGTTCTGGTTCGGCGTCGAGGTATTCGACGACAACGTGATCGTTCAGGCTGGCAAGAGCCTGTTCCGTGTCGCGTACGAGATCAATGACGGCGAGGTCACGCTGGGCGAGGCGACCGAGGTGGAGGTCGTCTATCAGGTAGTCGAGGAGAAGGCCGACGAAGTGGAGCCCGACATCAAAGCCGAGCCCGCGGCCGACTCGGAGAACGACGACGGGGAAGACGATGACACGGACGACGTGAGGGCGGAGCAGGATGACGGGGGAGACATCGAATCTGTGGCCGAAGCCGAGGCATCCAAGGCCAAGGCCGCGAGCGCGATCGAGGAATACGAGCGCGTGCAGCGCACGCTGAAGCGGCTCGGAGTCGCATGACCCAGGAGCTTCGCTGTCATCGTTGTTCGCATTTCATGGGCGAATCGAGCGAGCCGGTCGAGTTCACGGGTCTGTTCAAGCGCACACGCGACCGGGCGAAGATCGCCGAACCGCGAAGCGCGTGGCTGTGTCCGTCATGCGGGTGGACTAACACGTTCCGTCAGACGTCTGTCGACTGGCGCGAGATGCAGACCAAGAGCCCCTAGCCCGGTAGTGTTGACTCAGGAGCAAGAACATCACATCGTGTAGGTACAACTTAACGACGGCCCTTCGACGGCCCTTCCATGCGCACCAGGCGTACGGGGGTGGCCGTATTTTTTTCGGCACCCGGCGCCCATGAAGCCGGAGCCGACAGATGCCCCAGGCAGTCGCAGTCGAGCAGCGCGAGGCGCTGCACGAGAAGCAGGCGGTTCTACGCGAGGTCTTGGAGCTCGCTGGCCGCGACCTCAACCTCTCCGAGAAGTCCGTTCTCGATAAGCTCGGCGCGCGTGACGCGGACGAAGCTGTCGAGAAGTTCCAGGCGCTGAACCGCGAGACCGAGGCGATCGGCCGCGAGATCCAGCGCGAGGAGCTCAAGGCGGCCGCGGCTAGCGTACGAGAGCGCGACGACAGCCTGCGTCAGCCAGCCTCGGATCACGAGCAGCCATCTTCGTTCGAGGATGGTAAGCGCAAGTCATGGGGTCGTCAGTTCGTCGAGTCGAAGGCATTCAAGCAGAGCCGCCAGAGCCGCACGGACATTCCGTTCACCGCTGAGGGCGTGGAGATCAAGACGCTCTTCGAGACAGCGGCGGGCTTCGCGCCCGAGAGCACGCGCAGTGGCTTGCTGGTTCCCGGCGCGACGCGCCCGGTACAGGTCATCGACCTGATCCCGAGCTTCCCGATCAGCCAGGCGTCGTTCGTCTACATGGAAGAGACGACGCGCACGCATTCGTCCGCCGAGAAGGCGGAAGGTGTTGCGTACGCCGAGTCGATTTTCGAGTGGACGCAGCGCAGCTCGCCTGTGCAGAAGATCACCGACTCGATCCCGATCACCGACGAGCAGCTCGAAGACGAGGGCCAAGTCCAGAGCCTGCTCGAGCAGCGGCTCTCGTTCGGGCTGCGTCAGCGGCTTGACGGCCAGGTGCTCGTCGGCAACGGTACGCCGCCGAACCTACGCGGCATGAACAACGTCGTCGGCATCCAGACGCAGGCGAAGGGCACGGACTCGGAGATCGTCGCGTTCCTGCGCGCGCTCACGAAGATCCGGTTCACCGGCCGTGCGAACCCGACGGGTGCGGTGTTCCATCCCAACGACTGGCTCGACATCATCCTGACGCAGGACGCCGAGGGTCGGTTCCTGTTCGGCAACCCGTTCCAGGGTCCCGGCCCGACGAGCCTGTTCGGGATCCCGTCGGCGCAGTCCGACGCGCAGACCGAGAACACGGGCCTCGTGGCAGATTTCGCGAACTTCACGCGGCTCGACGATCGACGCGGCGTGATGGTACAGACCGGGTTCGTGGGCTCGCAATTCACGGAGGGCAAGGTCACGCTGCGTGCTGACCTGCGCGCCGCGTTCACCGTCACGAGACCGGCCGCAGTCTGTCAGATCACAGGGCTCTGATCGGTGCCCGTCCGTAGCGAGACCCAATACGCGCCGGTAGCGGCGGCGGCGGCGGGCGATAACACGCTCGTCGCTGCCGTCGCCGGCAAGCGTATCCGAGTGCATGCGTTGGCGCTCGTAGCGAGCGGTGGCGCAAACACCGTCAGGCTCGAATCCGGCGCGGCTGGCACTGCGCTATCGGGTCAGATGGATCTCGCTGCTGACGGACAACTGGTGCTCGCCCACAATCCCGCTGGTTGGTTGCAGACGGCGGCGGGCGAGTTGCTGAACATGGAGCTTACGGCCGCGACATCAGTTGCTGGCATGCTCGTTTACTCGCTGATCGAATAGGGGGGCCGCGATGTCGGTCATCAAGCGCAGTCATGTAATCGCCGAAGGCGGACCGTTCGCGCTGCATGTGACGGACGTCCAGCTATCGGCCGCCCAAGTGTTGGCTCTGAACGCGACGCCGATCGAGTTGGTTGGCGCGCCCGGCGCGAACAAGGCGCTGATTTTCGAAGGCGCCGTGATCCACAAGCCGGCCGGTACCGCGTACGCCGGTGTCGCGGGCGGCGAAGACCTGTCGATCAAGTACACCGACGCTTCGGGCGTCGAAGTCGGTGTCGCCGAAATGACGGGCTTCGCCGATCAAGCGACCGCACAGATGCGCTACGTCCGACCAATCGACGGCCGTGGGGCTGTGACGGCTGGCGCTCCGTCATCGATCGCGCCAGCCGCCAACGCCCCGCTCGTGGCGCACATGCTCGTCGGCGAGATCACGACAGGCGACTCCCCGATCAACCTGCGCATCTACCACCGTGTCGTCGACACGGTGCTGAGCTGAGGAGGCTTAGCGACATGATCCCCGGAATCGACATACATCGTGGGTACGGCGCTGGCTTGGCTGCCACGAACGCAATGGCGCTCGAAGGAATCAACGCAAGCCATCGGCTGCTGGCTGTCGTGAGCTTTGGGGTCGGCGGCTTGACCCCCATCGGTCGCGACGTCTCAGACTTCACGGTCGGCAACGGCACAATCACGGCCGCGACGATCGACCTGTCAAATCTCAAGTTCGTGGCGAGCTGGACGAGCGCGGCTGGCTCCTGATGGCGTTCAAGGTCACTCGTGAGCAGCCCGTGGGCGGCGTACTGGCTGATCGTCGCCTTTGCCTGACAGCTGACAAGAGCGAGGTCGTCGAGCCCGACGATCCACGCGCGGCGTTTCTGTTCGCGACCGAGGGCGTCGAGATCAGTGCCGGTGATGTCGAGCGGCTCGGTCTCGGTGTCGCTGGCGGCCGTATCGTGCTCGCTGGCGCCGAGCCGGATTTGTCGGGGTTGCCGAAGGACATGCCGGCTCGTGACGCGCTGATCGCTGCCGGGCTGGGCTCAGTCGAGGATGTCACCGCTCACCCGGACCTGACCGAGTTCGACGGAATAGGCAAAGCGACGGCGGCCAAGATCGTCGATTACTTGGCGGCCGAGGACGAGGGCGACGCAGGTGACGCGTGATAGCGCTTGCGGAACTCAAGGCATGGCTCAGCGAGCCTAGCGAGCCTGGCGTCGATGACATCCTAACGGCCCTGGAGCCGCAGGCTGTCATCGTTGTCGAGCGCGAGACCGGCAGATATTTCGGTGCGTCGATCACGCACACGGAAATCGTGGTGGGTGATGGGACGGGTACGCTCCGGCTGGCCGAGCGACCGAACACGATCACGAGCGTCGAAGAGCGTCGACGCGCAGGCGACACGTGGACGGAGATCGTGGAGACCGCTGACGACGGCTTTGAGTCGCGTATCCCGTCCGCAGCGCCCGCCCGCACCAAACTGATCCGGAAAAACGGCCGCATCTGGCGTTCTGGTTGGGAATACCGGGTCATCTACGATTTCGGGTACGCGGCCGGTGCGGAGCCTGGCGACATCAGGCTCGCCGTCAAGCAGGTCGTCGCGTTGCTGTACGCCGAGCGTGGGCGTGAGGGCCTACGCACCGAATCGGTGGGCGACCACAGCTATAGCGTGCTGACGAACGCTTCTGGGCGTCGGGAGCTGGCGTCGGTGCCGGGTCTAACGGAAACGCTGGCGGATTGGCGCGGGGCGGTGTTGGCATGATCTCGGCTCGTCAGTTCGACCATACGGTCACGGTCTGGGGCTCGCAGGAGGTGAGTGGCCCGACGTTCGGCGATGTCACGCGCTCCTGGACCACGGTGCCCGGCATGGATGGTGTGCGCATCGCGATCCAAGCGAAGCGCGAGACACGCCAGGACGCGGGTCCGGGCGAGCGCGTGGTCGGCGAATACATGGGCTACGGTCCGGCCACCCTGGATGTCTCGGAAGGCGACATCGCCGAGATCACCGCCGGTCCCGACGCGCCGCTCACGCTCAAGGTCGATTCGGTCTATCGGCCGCGGGGCCGGCATACCGAACTCGTGTTGATCCAGTGGGACGGCGTGCTGCCATGAGCGTCCTGATTATGGGCCTACGATTTGGGCGACGGTTCGGATCTCAGACCATGCGGCGTGGTGTCGAGCGCGAGACGATGCGTGATGGCTTGCGCGCGATGATCAAAGCGGCCGACAAGCTTGTCGCGCGCACAAAGCAAAAGCTGAGCGTCCGCGGTATCGGTCCGTCACGGCCCGGCCAGCCGCCAGCGATGCACGAAGGCATGCTCGTCGACGCGATCGGGCGCACCGACGGTGCGGGCGTGGAGGGCTCGGTCGGGGTCGCATGGGGGTTCGGCGTCGGCGCCGAGGCGCTAGCGCGGATGAAAGCTCATGCCGCGCGGCGTGGCGAACCGCTGGGCGCGATGTTCGCCATCGGCAACATGAACGAGTTCGGCTCAGTCAACTACGATCTCGCGCGGTCGCATCCGCAGCGGCCGTTCATCCGCACGACTGAGGCCGAGATGCGCGACGAGATCGTGGCCGACATTGAACGCGCGCTCGGTGTCCGATGAGATGGGACGCCGTGATACCGGTCGCTGTGATCGCGCCGATCATGGCCGACACCGTCGTACAGGGTGTGCTCGGCGACCCTCCCGCGTTCTTCATGGCGGGCGAGCGGCAGTTCCGGGTCGCGTCGATGCAGTGGCAACTGATCGCCAACACCGAGGGCGAGAACTTCGAGCGCTCGCTCGTCCAGCTCGATTGTTGGGTCCGCACGATCGACGACGTACGCACACTAGAGCGAGCGCTTAGACGGTTGCTGCACCATGAGACTGAGGTCAGCGTCGGCGGGCTCGATCTATGGTCCCGATATGTGGGCAGCCGCTCACTCGGTGGCGCGACCGATGGCACGATCGCGCGGTCGCTCGACTTCGAGCTGACCTACCTGCGCGGCCGGTTCGTCGCATGAGCATGTCTGTCGCGATCGTCGTGGCGATGGGGCTGATCGCGTACGCGGTCGTGACTCATCGGCTTGCGGTACTGCGTGCTGAGCGATTCGTGCCGCATGCGCCCGACGACGACATCGGAGACCTGACCGAGGAGACTCGCATGACACTGTCGCAGCAACAACTCCGCACACTGGCGCTCAACTACGTCCGGCGCGCGATCATCGACGGCACGTACACCGACATCGAGCTCGACCGGTGGCGCACCGAGCTCGGGGCCGACGTGGTCGACGACATGCTGCCAGCGAAAAAGCCGAAACGCCGCACTCCGTCACCCACTACCCCGGCGAGCCCGGAGGAGTAGTCTGAATGTCGACATATGATCTTCTGGATCTCACGACCCAAGTCCGGTCCATCGGGCGCGGCTCGGTGTTTTACGACACCGGCGCGTTCGCGTTCGCCGCTGGCGGCACAGATGTGACGTTCACGCATCTCGGCGACACGGAAGGCGAAATCCCGATCGAAGCGAACGACGAGTATTCGGCGTTGACGTTGCCGGAGCTGACCGGGCCAGCCCCACACGAGAAATTCATCTCCGGGCAGGCGCCGGTCGTTACGATGCCGCTGTATGCGGCCGACGCCGCGCTGCGTGCTATCACGTCACCGACCGGATCGGCGAGTGGCGGCTTCCAGCGTCGGCGCTCGGTCACCGAATACACGCTGGCGATCATCCCGGAGCAGGTGTTCATCGAGGCGAACGCTCAAGCGCAGCTCACGTACGACAAGGTCGCTGCATGGCAGGTCGGCGGCGACGCGGCATCGGCCGCCCAGCTCGCGCTGCTCGATCTCTCGATCTGGTTCTGGCGCGGCCATTTCACCGTCACGATGCCGATCTATCGGCACGAAGACGGCGGCAAGGTCGTCCAGGAGGTGGAGTTCCACGCCATGCACAACGGCTCGATGCCGGACGGTCACCACCTGTTCACGATCGGGCGACCGGACCAAGCCGCTACGGCGATCCACCTGAGCTCGACCTGATGGCGACATTTAACCGCGTGCCGCGCGATGAGCTGGAGCGCATGGCGCGGCAAGCGTACGCTCGTGAGTTTCCGGCAGACGCGGCGCCATCTGTTGCTCCGAAAAACGTGCGTGTTACGAGGCTGCTGCTCGGCGACACGCTCAAGGTCGAATATCGGGGCGTCACATACGAGCTCGGTCACGTGTCGGTGCTCGACGGGTTGGTACTGCAGGAGGCGCGGATCGCGATCGAACGGGCCGACCGCGCGCAGACAGACCTCGATCGGCTGACTCCTGACGTGATGCGCGACTACTATGCCGCGCTCAGACGCGTCACGGAGTTAGCGCCCCGCTACCTCATCCCCACCGGTCGTGTCAGGCGCATGGTCTGGCGGCTCGGCCTGGTGCCCAACCCGTTCCGTAGGGCGACCGAATCGGAGGTCGGTCAACTGTTGGGTTTTTTCTTGGCGTGCCCGACGAGGTCCCGCGTCCGGTACCTGGCCACCTGAGGGGAGGGTCCGCGCCTGACTATGCCGATCATCTCTACGAGTTCGAGCGAGCATACAAGCGGCTGCCACGGTCGTGGCAAGATTTCATGTGGGGGCTCGCACATGTCGGGCGTGCGACTGCGGCCGAGAAACTTCGTATCGCTGACTCGATCGCAGCGACGAAGGACACCGACGGCTGGCGGCAGTGGGTCCGTGACCATCGCACCATGTCAGGCGGCTGACCGATGATACGTCGTCTGATCCAACTGATCCTCGACCAGCAGGCCGCTCGCAAGCTGGAGCGCGAGGTTGGCCGTACGATGCGCAAGGTCGCGCGCGACAGCGAATCGACGGTCACGAAGGCTTTTCGGCGTATCGGTGGCGTCATCGTGTCGGCGTTCAGCGTGCGCGCGCTCGTGCGGTTCACGAAGGAGATGTTCCGGCTCGGCTCGTCGGCCGAGGAGACGGCATCGAAGTTCAGGACGGTGTTCGGCGAGCAGCGCGCACGCGAGCTTGACACGTTCCTTGACGGATTCAGCCGGCTCGCCGGGCTGACCAAGAGCGCGGGCCGGGACATGCTCGCCAACTTCGGCGCGGTACTGCAAGGTGCCGGGATAGCCGCCGACGCGTCCGCTCAGATGTCGGAATCGCTGGTACGTCTGACCGGCGACCTGACATCGTTCAATGACGTGCCGATCGAGCAAGCGTTCGCGGCGATCCGGTCGGGCGTGACGGGCGAGAGCGAGCCGCTCAAGCGGTTCGGGATCGTGCTACGCGCTGTCGAGGTCGACCAGCGGGCGCTCCTGAACACGGGCAAAGAAACGACGAAGGCACTGACCGAACAGGACCGAGTCGTCGCGCGCACGCAACTGATCTACGAGAAGGCCGGCAAGGCGGTAGGCGACCTGGCACGTACGCAGGATTCGGCGGCTAACCGTGCGCGTCGGCTGAACGCGCGCTTCGCACAGGCGCGTGAGACGATAGCGGTCGGCCTCCTGCCGGCTCTTGAGCGGCTGATCCCGATTTTCGAGGAACTCGCGACCAAGGCCGAGCGCTTCGCGAACAAGACGGCTGGCGCCGTGCAAGCGTTGCTCGATCTCGCCGGCATCGCGCGCCAGGAGGTCGCGATCGAGGTCGAGAGCATCACGCGTCAACTGCGCTTGATGGACGAAGCGCAGCAACAGGCGTTCCTCACGAACCGGCTCCAGCGCGCCGCGGCGGAATACCAGACGTTGCGCGATCGCATCGTGGCGGCGCAGCGGGCGATGTTCGATGCGACCCCGGCGTTCGATCGGGTGGGCAAGAGCGTCGAGGACATGACGAATAGGTCGATCCGGTCGATGCAGGAGCAGATGGAAACGGCCGGCGCGGTCATGAACGCGATCTCCAGGATGCTCGCCGATAACGTGCCCGCTCCCGCCGCGCCGCCCGGTGGACCGCAGGGCATACCGGCTGCCGTGTTCGGTGCCGCGCCCGAGCTGGACACTGATTTTCTCGGCGACGTGGCGATCACGATTGAAGACGAGTTGCGGTCGATACGTGACATCATCGACGACACGGACGCTTTCGCGGGACTCGTCGATCAGACCGCGGCAACTGCGGCGTTCATGCGCGACGGCTTCAAGGGCGTCGGCCAGCAGATCACGCGCGACCTGATCGTTGGGCGTGCTGGCGCGGAGTTCGCCGCCGGGCTGGCCGCTTTGGCCGCCGGCATTTGGCCGCCGAACCCTGCGGCTATCGCCGCGAGCGCCAAGCACTTCGCCGCTGCGGCCGCGTTCCGTGCGGTAGGCTCGCAGCTAGGTGGCGGCGGTACCCGCACGTCGTCCGGCGTACGTGGCGGGGTACCACCTGGTGGTATCGGCTCGTCGGCGCCGGCCACGCAGCAGGTTCCGCCGGCCGAGATCAATATCTGGATCGACCCGCTGAGCGCTGACGACGCGCGAGCGCAGCGGCTCGTGCTCGGCGCGATGCAGAACGCGACCGAGCGGTTCGGCTCGAATGTGCAGGTCAACGTCCGGCCCCGGACGGGGAACTGACATCATGGCGCTCCCGCTCAGACCTCGGTTCGTTTACACGGGCGCGGTGTCCGGCGCGCAGGATGTCACGTTGAGCCTGCCGCAACGTCCGTGGGATTACGCGTCGCGGGGCGTCGGCGGGTCAGACGTATCAGGGTCCGGCGTACCGGCTGCTTTCGAGGTCCGGCGCGACTATTTCCTGCACCTCACGCTCAGGTTCACCGAGGCCGAGTGGGAGTCCGTTGAGCGGCTGGTGCGGCATTTCCAGCGTGCCGGTAGCGCCACGTTTTACCCGGACGCGAGCGCACTCGATACGATCGTGGTGTACGGCGACTCGCCCGCGATGGGCGAAGAGATCAGGCCGCGGAGGTCGGACGAGCCGTCCACGCTAGAGATCGACATCACGGTCAGGCGCACCACGTCGACGATCATCGCCGACCAATATTTCGCCGCGTCATGACCGTCCTGCTGCCGACGTACACGCTCACGATCTATGAGGAGGACGACGAGACGGTCCTGCTGCAAGTGAGCACCGATCCCGCGCATCAGGCTCCGTACCTGAGGGCTTTCGACAATTTCCCGGAACAGGAAATTGATTTCGTCAAGGGCAGCGCGTCGATCGGTCAGATGGTCGTGCAGATCGTCGACGTCGCGAACGACCCGCTCGATCAGGCGACCGGCTACCTCACGGGCGTACTAGCCGACCCGTCAGGCAGGTCGCAGCTAATCGGGCATCGCGCGCTGGCCGAACAAGATGTCGGGAGCGGGCGCGAGACGGTGCTGGACGGTATCGTGCGCGGCGTCAGGTTGCTCGACCATTACAGCGGCTACGCGCTCGATCTGCGCGATATCCGAGAGCGGGAACGAGCGACCACGGCATTCGAGACGACGTCGACACCGACGGTCATGCCGCGCGGCGTACTCGACGGGTACGGGGTGACGATCCCGACTGGTCCGTTTTTCGGCGGGTCCGTTACCTCTCCGATCCCGCGCACGCCGCCGCTTGTCGCCGTCTACCACGCGCTGTCATCATCGCACGGGGAGGTACGGCTCAACCGGCCGCTGGACACGCCCGGCAACCCGCTCGCGTCGCTGATCCTGACCGACCCGATGCGCGAAGCGCTCGACTCGACCAAGCCGTTGAGCGGATCGCCTGACATACTCGTCTATGACCGCTGGCAACTGCTGTGGCGTGTGGGCGGATCAGGGTCGGCGTATAACGTCGTCCCCGACGTCGCTGCCCAACATCCGTCGTTACCGGCTAGGGGCCAAATCCCGATCAGCTCGGCCGTCGACGAGTTGTCCGCACTGCGCGTCAACAATTACGTGTCACTCGTCGGGCTGCCGGCAGACGGCCAAGCTATTGACGTGATCGTACAGTACACGGGGCCGGTCACCAATGACTGGCCGTTACACCTGCAAAACCTCACTGTCGGCGAGCTGCTGCGGAACCTGTATCGCGGCGATTACTCGACGACCGACCCGCGCATACGATTCGATGAGCCGGCGCTGCTCGCGCTCACGACGCCGGTAAGGGCGATCATCAAGGAGCCGATCAAGGATCTGCGCGAATGGGCGGAGAAAAACTGCTACCCTATCGCGCACGCCGCGCCGACGCTCAACGACGCGGGCGAGATCAGTCCGGTGACGTACGTGCTACCTGACGCCACGGTCACCGTCCCGACTCTGTCAGACAGCAATTGCCGGCCGGCCGGTGGAGGATGGAGCCATAGCGCGCAGGACGCGGTAAATGTCGTGACCGTCAAGTACCGGCGCGATTTCCGGATGCCGCCGGAGCAACGCGCAGGGGTCGCTTTATCGGACCAGATCCTTGAGCGTGAGATCGAGCACGAGTTCCGGGATCGCGAATCGGTCGCGCTGAACGGTGAACAGAAGCTCGAAATCGACGCGATCCTGTTGCGTGCGATCGGCGGAGCTCGTGGTGTGCCGCTCACCGGCGATACCCGTGACGAGACGGGCGCGAACGTCGCGCGTACCATCGCGTTTACCGCCCTCGAACGTCTGACGCTCGGTGGCCAGTATTTCGCGCTGGATGGCCGGCGCACGGACGCCGACGTAGAAGCGCTCCGCGTCGGCGACTATGTGATCGTGTCGACGTCATGGCAGCCGGACTATCTGGCAGCGCGTCGGGGCGCGTCACGTTTGGCCCAGGTGCTTGGTCGACGAAACAAATCGGCCGCATGGACGACCTTGACGTTGCTGGATACCGGCTCGGCCGCCGCGCCGCTGGCTCAGCCTACGCTTGGTACGGTGACCATCGATAGTGCCGGGATCGTGAGCGTGCCGGTGACCGCGCTCGCCGAAGCCGGCGTATTCGCGCGCGTCGAGTTCGCGGTCAGCGCTATCGAGCCAGATCCGACGTCGTCGCTGTGGGTCGCAGGCGAGAGGGTCGAATATACTTCGGTGGGCACGCCAACGACGGTCACGAGCGACCCAATCCCTCCGGGCACGACTGCGTGGGTGCGAGCGAGAAGCGAAGGCGGCGGGCGACGTCCATCAGGCTGGACGACACCTGTCAGTGTGACGGCAACGACGGTCGCGCGTCTCGTCGATGCCGCGCTTACGACCGACCAGATCGCGGTTGGCACACTCACGTGGCGAGGAAACTCGTTTACGCCGGGACTACGTCTCAGGTTCGCCGTCCATGACGTCGACGACGTGCCTACACTCAGCGCGAGCGTAGACGTGGACGCGAGTCTCGGGTCGCACGTCTTCAGCGCGCTACGCGTCCCGCGCGGCAAAGCGTTGACCGTGGAGGCCGAGCCATGGACCGGATGGACGGGGTCCGCTGTCTCGGGCACTGCAGGCACAAGCGTCACGCTACGGACTGACGGCGTCCTCGAACCGATCGCGCCGTGGGTCCAGGCCGATTTCGACCGCGATGCTGAAGCGGAGAGCGCGACTCTGACGCTATCGGTCCGCGATCCGCACGGATCGATTACCGCGATCGAGCATTCCCGTCGCGAAGGGTCGCGGGCCGGCGACCAATTCGGCGCGTACTCTCCGACATGGGATACTGCGCCGACACCGCCACCCTACGACGGCACATGGACGACCAGCGTAGCGGTACCGCCGGGCGAAGAATCCGCGATCCGGTGGCGGATCACGTTTGTCGACATCGCGGGGATCGAGCGCACGATCGGGTCGACGCACTACACGAGCCAGATCGACGAGCACGAGGCGCAGATCAGGGTCTTCTTCGCCGGCGGCGTCCTCATGGACAACGATAGCGAAAATGCGCCAGACGACACGCAGCTCCAGGCCGGCGTCGTCCAGCCCACGACCCTGCTGTTCCCGGTTTGGGTGCGCAATGAACTGCACCTGCAACCGGGTGCCGAAGTCGTAGCCTTGCGCGCAAGGGTGTACAACGAGGACGGTCCGACTCTCGGGTCGGATCATGACTCCGTAGTCGCGCACTTCCAGGTGCATAGCAACACGGGCGGCGTGGGATCAAGTACTCAGGTGAACTCGGCCGCGGGTGGCTGGCAGACGGTCGAGAACCTGCTACTCTCTCACACGATCGTCGATACCGAGTCGTACTTTATCGACTGCACCGTGCGGTCCGACGACGACCTGACCCACGCGCGAGCGATCTGGGGCGAGGTCGACGTGATCCGTCACTCAGTACGGGAGACGTAAATGCCTGTCCATGCATCGACAACCGCGCTCAGGGACGAACTCCGAGACCCGTCCGTGCTCTCCGGCCAGCAGTTCCGCGCCGCGTCACGGCAGTTCCGGCCTATCATCCAGCGCGTGAGCCAACAGGCGTCCGTGCTCCAGCAGCTGCTCGTCGACGTCGAGGAGGACGAGACGAGCCCGGAGGTGCAGGCCAAGCTCGTCGCGTTCGACTCCGCGCTGCGCTCGCTCCAGCGTCGGCACGACACCGCGGAGAAGGAATACCGGCAGCTCGCGGCGGCGCTCCGGCAGTTTCGCGATCTGGCGCAGGACCTCGTCCAGACGATCGAGGCGGTGGACAGGTGAGCACGCATGGCGACTTGCTCGCCCGGCTGAGTGGATGGAAGGGCGGCCTCAGCATCATCGTGCTGGTGTTTCTCGCCGGGTTCGGCGCGAGCTCGGCGATCGGCGAGTTCGGCTCGCACGAGATCCGGATCACCGGCCTCGAAGAATGGCGTGACCTCCACGAGGACACGGTTACGTTCCCGCGCGCGCTGGCGCTCGCGCGGCTCCAGTCCGAGCAATCGCGCGTATCCGATAGGTTGCGCCGCATCGAGGTCCTGGTGAGCTGCATGTACTACGAGATCGAGCGCTGCCCGGACCCGGCCCCGAACCCGCCACCGAGCGGTGGAGGTGGGCAGTGAACGATCGGCGCGGCCATCACGACATCATCGAGGAGATCGGATAATGGCGCCTCCCCGCAAAACGATCGAGCCGAAATCGCGCACACAGCTCTGGAAGGAGACCGTGATGGGTGGCGTGCTCTTCGTGTTCGGACTCGCGCTCGTCTGGCAGTTCACCGCTCATACCGATCATGGGCACGCGATTGACCGGGCGCTCCTGTGGGTCGGGGTCGGATCCGTCGCGACGGGCTTGTGGATGACGAACAAAAAGCTTGCGACCGAATGGCTGGCCGAGCTGCGCAAGTTCGTGCCGTTCGCTGGAGGAGGCGACGATGCCGCATAGATGGCCGCAGGGCTTCGAGAGCGACTTTTTCCATCCGTCGGAGTTTGACCATCCTGAGCTCATGGACCCGGCATTTATCCGCGACCTCGACCATCTGCGCATGCGCTGCGGGTTCGGGCTCAAGGTCAACGACGACGCGCGCACCGACGCAGAGCTGCGCGCGCTCTATGCTCGTGAGATCGCCAAAGACGAGGCGCGCGGCCTACCGTACGGAAC